AGAAGTTACAAGTGATACAGGCAAAGAAAAAGAGGAAACTCTTACTACCGGTAATATTTGGGTAGATGAGTTGTTTTCTTCTCCATATACCTGTTCCCATAACTTTCTTACATTATTTGGATCTGTACCTGAAGTTTCTTTTCCAATTGACTATATAGCTTCTCGTATTGCTTCAGCAAATTTCCAATTTAAGAAAGTTAAGGATGATAGTATAATTTGGGCTAATAAGAGTCTGAATCAGATACTTCTCAGACCTAATTGCTTGATGACATGGAAACAAAATGTATATCAGCATTTTGTATATAAACTATGTTTAGGCAACAGTTTTACACGTGCTGCAATGTCTGATAGTTTCTCAAATGCAGAAAAATGGCGTTATTGTTCAAATTATTGGGAGCTTCCTGCCGATTGTGTAGATGTACTTCCCGTTTTAGGCAATAGTACCCCTCTGTTTGGCATAGCTGATCAGGAGGATATTATCAGCGGCTATCGTTTGAACTATGGTATATTTAGTACAATGAATATTCCTGCTTATCAAATATGGCATGATAGAGATGGGCTTGTAAATTATAATTCTGGAAATGGGTTTATGAAATCCAGAAGCCGTCTTTTTTCACAGATGAAACCGATATCAAACCTTATTGCGGTTTATGAAGCTCGCAATGTTATTTATGTGAAACGTGGTGGATTGGGATTCCTTATTAACATGAAACAGGATGAATCCGGACCTATTGCAATGACTGAGAATGAGAAAAAAGAAATATTACAGCAGCATTATGGCAAGTATGGGGTAGGAAAAAATCAGATGCCATATGGCTTATCTGATATTCCATTAGCTTTTGTACGTACCAATCTCACTATTGCAGAATTGCAACCGTTTGAGGAAACACTTGCTGATGCAATTAGTATTTCAGGTGCTTATGGCATTCCTGCCGTGTTAGTTCCTCGTAAAGATCAAGCTACTTTTAGCAATCAGTCTACTGCCGAGAAAGGGGTTTATTCGTCTATTATCATTCCGTTAGCAAAACAGTTTTGTAGTGAGTTTACTCAATTCTTGGGGCTTGAATCAAGTGGCTATTATTTGGATTGCGATTTCTCCAATGTGGATTGTCTACAGGAAGGTTTAAAAGAATCCGAGGAAGTTAAAACCAATATAAATGCCAGATGTAAAGATCAGTTTCTTAGCGGCTTGATAACCTATAATGATTGGCGAGCGCAAATCGGTGAAAGTAAATTTGAGGAACCTATGTTCGACAAAACATTATTTGAGATGTCGGACCAGGAACGAGATATAGTTAAACAAATATTTAGTCTTAACACAAAAAGTGAAGTTGAAAATGGAAGAGAAAATCAAAAGCCTTCAGTACAAGACAAAGGCAAATGATGTTGATGAGAAGGGTATCGTTACCGTCGCGGTGAACGGTATCGGTGTGAAGGACTCACAGAAAGACGTATCCATGCCCGGATCATTCAACAAGACTTTAAAGGAAAATATTGGTCGTATGCGTTGGTTCTTGAATCACCGTCCGGATCAATTGTTGGGGGTTCCATTGAGTGGTAAGGAAACAGAGGGCAATTTAATTATGGTTGGCCAGTTGAATCTTGAAAAACAGATTGGCCGTGACACGTTAGCTGATTATAAGTTGTTTGCAGAGAATGGAAGAACTCTTGAACACTCTATCGGAGTAAAAGCTATCAAAAGGGATTTGACTGATCCTTGTAAAGTGCTTGAATGGCGTATGATGGAATATTCTACATTGACAAGTTGGGGAAGCAATCCTCAAACATTCCTTGTGAATATCAAATCTGCTACTGCCGACCAAGTAAAGGAAGCTGTTGATTTCGTTCGAAAAGCGTTCTTGCAGCATGGATATAGTGATGAACGTTTAAAAGGTTACGATATGGAATTAAGTTTATTGCTAAAGAGCCTCAACGGTGGCACCGTTGTCTCATGTCCTCATTGCGGTTATCAATTTGATTATGATGCAGAAACGGAGCATACCTTTGCGCAACAGGTATTAGATTACGCTGCCGATTATCAGAGATGGATAACGCAGGACATCGTAAGAGAAGAAATGGAGAAGCTCACTCCAGAGATTAGAACTCAAGTAGTTTCTCTTATTGATTCTGTAAAGTCAGAGGAGAAAGAATTCACTCAAAAGAGTTTGCAGGATCTTATGAATTATGTAAGATGTCCCCACTGTTGGGGAAAAGTATATCGTTCGAATACTATTCTACAAAATACTTCAGATGACACTACCGGAAAGGCTGAGCCGTCAGGCGACACTCAGGAAAAGAACGATCCGGAAAATAGTAAAGAAGAAGTAAAGACTAAAGCCGCTGATAATGGCACTTTATTCGATTTCAAAAGTTTGAATAGTTGTTTCGAGAATAAATAACTTAAAATTTGAATTTTATGCCTATTAAAAAATTTGTAGTATCAGATTTTAATCTGAAAACAGATGGTTTGCCAGCAGAACAGAAAGCTTTCATGGAAAACATTGCTGGTATGATGTGTGAAGTAGTCAACAAGTCACTGGAAGGTATTGCAACACCGGATGAAGTGACTGAAAAGTTCGGAGAAATCAATAAATTGTTGAAAGCCTACGACGGTGAGAAGTTCACTCAACTGGTTAAAGATAATGAAACACTTGTTGAGCAGGTGAAGAGTCTTGGTGAAAGTATTGAAAAGATGAAGCAGAAGGGCTTGTCAATGACTACTATCAACAAGTTTGATGAAAAGTTGGCTGAAATGCTTGATTCAGAGAAATTCAAGGACTTTGCTGAAGGCAAGACCCGTAAATCAGGAGAGTTTGACGGCTTCTCTTTGAAAGATGTCGTTTCCATGACAGACAACTATAGCGGTGACTTGTTGATTACCCAACAGCAGAAACGGGTAGTTTCACAGGTCGCAAATAAAAAGATTCATATGCGCGATGTCTTGACGACATTGAGTGGCGATCCTGCTTATCCTCAACTTGCCTACGCACAAGTATATGCTTTTAATCGTAATGCCCGTTTTGTGACGGAAAACGGTCGTTTACCGGAATCAAGTATCAAGGTTAAAGAAGTACAAACCGGTACAAAGCGTCTTGGTACCCATATCCGTATTTCAAAACGTATGTTGAAGTCAAGAGTGTACATTCGCTCTTATATCTTGAACATGCTTCCTGAAGCTGTTTGGATGGCTGAAGATTGGAACATCCTGTTTGGTGACGGTAACGGTGAAAACTTGTTGGGTATTGTAAATAATCCAGGAGTAACTTCTGTAGAGAAGATTATTAGTACAGCCATCCTTACTGGTGCTGCCGGTAGTGTGAAATCAATTTCAGGCTACAATGATGACAAAGATGTAATCGTTGAGTTTACTGAACCTCAGGATTTGATTCTTGACGGAATGAGTATCACTTTTGCAAATGCTGTGGTTCTCACAGAACTGAACAAAACGCACGCTATTGTAAAAATGGAAGATGGCCGTATTCTCATTACTGGCGTTGCTTTCACGGGTGCTGAAACTGCAACCGATAAGATGACATTCAGTGTTCATGAATCTGGTTTCAAGAATATCGAGGAACCTAACTCCGAGGATGTTGTTAAAACAGGTTTTGCTGCAATGACATATGCCCAGTATTTCCCTAACGCTATTGTTCTCAATTCGATGACCGTCAATGGTATGGAGTCTGAAAAAGATACGACAGGTCGTAATCTCGGCATTATTAAAATGGTTAATGGCGTGAAGTATATCGCTGGTCGTCCTATTATCGAATATGGCGGCATTCTTCCCGGTAAGTATCTTATTGGCGACTTTAATCAGGCTGCAAATTTGGTAGATTATACCATTTTGTCGCTTGAATGGGCTGAAGATGTGGAATCCAAGCTCTGTAACGAGGTTGTGCTTATGGCACAGGAAGAGGTTATCTTCCCGATTTATATGCCATGGGCTTTCGCTTATGGAGATTTGTCTGCGTTGAAAGCTGCAATAACTAAAGCGTAAGATTATGGATTACATACTTAGAGGTAACGACAAGGATGTAACCAATGTGCTTAAAGAGCAACGCATTCGGATTAGTAGAGGAGTGATTAAACTCATTCCCATTTCCGAATGCGGTTTGGTAACAGAGGAAGATGCTCGAAAGACATTGGAATGTATGCTCACAGAGAAAGATGCGAAAATTGGTGAGTTTACTGAATCTATTACGGAGAAAGATAAGATCATTACTGAACTGACAACAGAACGTGACAGTATGAAAGCTCGTATTGCTGAACTTGAAGCAGTGATAACAGACAATAAGGATATTCCTGCCGGTGACTCTAAGGAATTGCCTGTAGAAGATTCTAAAGTTATGACTGAAACTGATAACAAAAGTCTTTCTCCGGTTGATGAAAAGAAAACAGGTAGAAAGACTTCCAAATAACTATTGCTATGTTGATTGATGTTTCATTCTTTACATCAGGCCCGTTGCATATTGAGAATGCTTCTGTTGCCAAAATGCCAAGTCAAAACTCCCTTGCAGTGAATGAGGCTATAAATGGCTATATAGAAGCATTTCAATATGATTTTCTACTGCATATTGTTGGAGAAAGTCTTGCTGACGCGATTACTGATTACTTGGAGCTTATAGAACAGGAGAAAGAAGAAACGGAAGAGGTAAAATCTGATGATCCAGAATCCAGATATGCAGTCTTGTGCAGTAAGATACGAGAAGCGTTTGCTTATTATGTGTTCTTTCATATTCTCCGTGATATGAATTCTCAGGCTACTGTCACCGGGTTGGTTCGTTTGAAGTGTGCTAATGAGTATGTATCACCGATAAGGAGACAAGTAAGCACTTGGAATGCAATGGTTGGAAAGAATAGGCTATTCGCTGCATGGATCTCGTCTAATGATTGTCCCTTTGATGTGAAGATTGATAAGAATCTATTGACCAACATTAATACTTTTAACCTATGACAGACGTTACGGAACTATTTGGAGAAGTCGTAAAAAAAGCATCTGAGGATTTGCAAATATTGTATCCTGATGGTAAAGGTGAGTTTGTTACTATTAAGAATCCTGATTTGAATTACATATTCGGTAATAGCCAATATATCAAAGATCAATTGGACACTTATAGTAAATCGCCATCCCAGTCTCAGGGAAAATTCCCTCTAATTGCCCTGTTTTGTCCTGTAAACGAGTCCCGGGATAGTATTGATTACTTTTCTAAAGAGAAAGTATCTCTTATTATTGCCTGTTCTTCCAGAAAGGATTGGAGTAACGAGGAGAGAAGAGTAATGTCCTTCCAAAATATACTTCGGCCTATTTATAACCGGTTGTTTGATGTGTTGCTTGAAGACAATCGGTTTGATTGGGATTTTGATGATAAAATCAAGCATAGTTATTCAGAGAATTATAGCTATGGTAGATATGGAGCTTATACAGAGAGCGGTGAGGCTGTGAGCGAGCCCATCGATGCTATTAATATTCGCTCAATGGAAATTATAGTAAGAAATTCTAATTGTAGAAGAAAATGAGAAAGATTAGAAATTGTAAAAGCGCCCAGTTGAATACTGGTGGTTCCGCTTGTAAGATTGATTGGTCGAAAGTGAGAGGCTCAATCATGGTTGAACCTGGAATGAAACTGTCTGATGATATTACAGGTGAAAAGTTATCGGAAATGTGCCATGCCGATCGTCCTAACCGGATTTATCCTATATTTCCAATATTGGAATATGCTAAAAATGGTGGTGAAGCTCAAGTAAGTGCAATTGGCTATGGACCTAATCAATTCAATGGGCTTAATGCTCAAACCGATACTTTTACTTTAAGTCGCTTTGATGAGGTTTTAAATGCCCAATTACTGAAATGCGCAAATAAAGAGTGGGATGTGTATTTTTGGAATACGGACAATATACTTATCGGTTATAATGATGGTACCGATTTGCTTGCCGGCATTCCAATGTCTACTGTCTACCCAACCGTAACGCAATACCCTACCAGTGGGGCGAAATCTACGATGACTGTCAGCTTCTGTCATATGGACGCTGAAGACAGCCAGTTGAATTTTGATTATTTCCAGTTAGATTTCAATCCAAAAAAATTTCTCAAAGGCTTGGTTGAAGTTGTACTGGAAAAACAGGGTTCCGATAGCAAATATAAAATATTAGAGAAGATCGGAGGCTATGATCGTACAGAGGAGTTTGGACAGTTAATTGCCGACAAAGCGGTTGAAGTAATGGGTAATGTTACTTCAGCTACTTATGCTGATGGAGTAATTACGATTGTTGCTAAGGACTCTGGAGTGCCTGTATTGAAATCCCCGGAGGTATTATTCAAAAATGGTATTAAAGGGATAGAACAGGCAGTATGAAATTTGAAGGTGTAACATTTGTCGAGGACGCTGTAAAGTCAATGACAAAGGCAGCGTTCATAAAGAAGCATGTTGATGTGTTTTGGCAAGATCGTAATGAAGGCGATAGAAAGCAGATGCTTTCTGATGTCTATGATACGATTACAGCGAAAAAGAAGAAGTGAATCTAACGGGCTGGGTTGTTGGTGCAGCCCGGCCCGTTTAATTTAAAATAGTATGGCCAGTTTGCAAGAAGTAAGTCAGATCATTCATGCTATCGCTATCGGTTTAGAAGATGAGTGTGTCAAATGCCTGGATGAACGTCAGGAAGAGATTATTGATAGCATACATGAACAATTATATAGTGGTTTGGATGGTACCGAACATTTGTTAAGTCCGAGCTACGACGAAGATAGTTATTTCAGTGAACCCGGTCCCTGGCAAAATCGTGCTGAAGCATACAAACGATGGAAAGAGAAGATTACTCCTCCAATCCGTGGGGAGAAATTGTATCTGCCTCCGCGTCCCGTAGAAGTTCCAAACCTTTTCATTGTTGGCTCTTTCTATGAGAGTATTCATGCAGAGAGAATTCGGACAGGATTACATATCAGTTCTTCCGGGTTTAAAGAGGGACCGGATATTGAGCGGAAATATGGTGAACAGATCCTTTGCATGAGCGATACTGCCAAGGAATATTTCAATCTTATGTTTATGCGTCCTTGTATAAATCGTTTTTTTAGAAATTGCGGATATAAATGAGTTGTGCTTGCGAGAATAAGAAAATGCAAAGCGAGCTTTACCGTATTAGTGGGCTTGCTCGTAAAGCCGCTATCTTGGACTGGTGTATATATGTCGTTTATTTAAAGAGTGACGGTACGTATGCTTTTGATAGGATAGGGCAGGAGATAATAGGAAAAATTGTAGAATATAGGCACTATTTATAATGGGAGATATACAAATATCCGATCTTATCAAAGAAGGTGAGATCGAGTCAATAAAAGAGTTGGACGCCACCATTGAACGGGTGAAAGCTACTTATGCGAATGCGGCAAAGGAGTTGGCGAAAGGGCTTAAAGTGAATGTTGAGGTTTCAGGCGATCTGGATAAACTCAATACTCTCTATATTACCCAGGCTAAGACTGCTACCTCGGCCTCAAATGAACTTTCCGATGCTCTTAAAAAACAGTCTGAGATTTCTCAAACAGTACAAAAAAGGATAGAAGAGCGATTGAATGCCGAAAAGCTATCTACCACAGAGATAAAGAAACTGACTAAAGCAAGCATTGACAATGCGGTTTCTTTGGAAAAGACAGCTAAAGCAGAGGTTTTTTTGGAAAAAGCTCAGAATTCCGGGTTAAATACTCGTAGGAAATATATTCTAAGTGAAGAAGAACGAATGAAGTTGATCCGTGCTGCGCTGGCTCTTACCAATAAGGAAGTTCATAGTAAGGCGGAAGCAAAGGTTGTTAATAAGGAATTACAGAAGGCTGTTGATGTCCTGAAAGATACTGATGAAAACTACATCAGAACGCTCGCACGTCTCAATTCTACAATAGGTATAAATACTGATTATGTGAAACGTAATTCAGACCGATATACTCAGCAGAAAATGACAGTCGGTGCCTATCGGGAAGAAGTAAAGGCTGCATTGATTGACCTTCAAAACGGCAATAAATCTATGCAGAACATGGGTATTATTGCTAAGAATGCCGGTATGATGCTCAAAACTGAACTCGCACCTGGATTGAATCAAGTGCATGTTGGAATGAAAGGGCTTGTGTCTGGATATGTTGGTGGACAAGCTGTAGTTAGCGGTGTTGTTGCTTTGTTCACTAAACTTAGAGAGGGAGTTGGTTCTATTGTCGAATTTGAGTTTGCAAATAGTAGGTTAGCTGCTATTTTAGGTACAACTTCAGATAGAATAAAGGAGCTAACTTCCGATGCGCAGAGGTTGGGTGCTACTACTAAATACACAGCTTCTGAAGCAACCGAACTTCAAATAGAACTTGCTAAATTAGGATTCACTCGTGAAGAAATTCTAAATGCAACAGAATCTGTGTTGCGTTTTGCTCAAGCAACTGGTGCTGAACTCGCAGATGCAGCTTCGTTATCTGGCGCAGCTCTTCGTATGTTCAACGCAAATACACGAGAGACTGAACGTTATGTGTCTGCCATGGCGGTGGCGACTTCTCGAAGTGCTTTGTCATTTTCATACCTTGCCACGGCTTTACCTATTGTTGGACCTGTTGCTAAATCATTTAACTTTACGATTGAAGATACTCTCGCATTATTAGGAAAATTGGCTGATGCTGGTTTTGATGCTTCAATGGCGGCCACTGCTACACGGAATATTCTGCTTAATCTTGCGGATGGATCTGGTAAATTAGCTCGAGCTCTTGGTAAGCCTGTGAAAAATTTACCAGAACTTGTAGATGGTTTGAAAAAGTTGAAAGAAGAAGGTATTGATCTTAATACTACTCTTGAATTGACAGACAAGCGTAGTGTAGCAGCTTTTAACGCTTTTCTTACATCTGCTGATAAAATAATTCCCTTGAGAGAGCAAATAACTGGAGTAGATGAGGAGTTAGCTGATATGGCCCATACGATGGAAAATAACGTTAAAGGGGCAATGGCAGGGTTAGATTCAGCCTGGGAGGCATTAATGTTAACGTTTTCCAACTCAAAAGGAGTGATGAAGAGTACAATTGATTTCTTTGCTCGGGGAATTCGAAATATTGCGAATAATTGGAAATCTTTGGAAGAGAAAGAAAATGATGCTATACAATTAGCGATTAGGAATCAGCGTGAATTATCTTCTGAATTTAAAATAGAGGAACGTTATATTCAGGAGATCAAAGATGCGTGGCAAGAGTATATGAATTCTGGTATAGATTCTAAGGAGGCATTTAAACGCGCTGTTGAGGATAAAAGGAATTATCTCAGTAAAGAAATAGAAAAGTATGGCGAGGTTGCCGATGAAGCAGAACGATCATATCAGCGCGTTACTAAAGCGATGCAAGATAGTAATATGTTTACTCGTGCTCAGTCTGGAACTTCACTCTCTGACTACAAAAAACAAAGAAATTTCCAGTTTGGATTGTGGTCTGAAGCTAAAAAGGAATCAGAAAAGTATAAATATGTTCTTGAAAATGTAGATGCTTTTGAAAAAGAATATATTGAGCAGCATACTGAGAACGGTAATAATGTGAAGGTGTTGACAGACAAGGAAAAGCGTGAATTAGAGAAAGCGGCACAAGAAAAATTGAAAATACAACAAGCCTATCAAGATTCCGAACTTTCACTTATGAATGAAGGATTGGAGAAAGAGCTTGCACGCATCGGCATTGAGTATTCTAAGAAGATAGCTGCCATAAAAGGATATAGTAAAGAAGAGATTGCTACGCGTGAGAACCTTGCTAAAGAAATGAAACAAGTCTTAGGAGATTATACAATCAAATATAACTCAGACCGTGAAAAGAAAGATATTGCAAATGCTCTTGAAGTAGTAAAGAAAGGCTCAAAAGAAGAGCTTGACTTAAAAATCTCTCAACTTGACTTACAGCGTGAAGCTGAAATAGATGCAGCGCAAAAAACAGGTGAAGATGTATTTCTTATCAATGATAAGTACGAAAAGAAAAAGCAGGAGTTGAAAGAAAATTATGCTTCAGGACAGATTCTGTTGATTGCTGACAATGCTGCCGCAGAGCAAATCATTCGTGATAGGCAGTATCAACAGGATATGCTTGCTTTGAAAAAAGAGCTTGCAGAGAAGAAGATAACCCGGCAGGAGTTTAATGAAGAAGAATATCGATTGACTTTATATTATGCCCGGAAAACCTCTGAAGCCGCTATTGATGCTTTAGAGCAGGAGCTTCGCGTTGAAAATCTCAGTGCTGAGGATCGAATCAAGATTACTGAGCAGATACAGAAGATCAAAGCTGAACTCGCACAAAAAGAGGCAGAAATCGAGATTGATGCTATCGAAAAAGTGAATAAGGCTGATGATAAAGCACATAAGGAACGCATAAGAAGTTTACAGAAGTGGTTGCAGACTTCCTCTCAGGCTATTGGTACTATTGGTGACTTGATCGCTACTCTTTATGATGGACAGATTGAAAAAATAGAGAGTGAACAGAATGCGAATGATGAAGCTTATGACAGGGATGTTGAGCGCATTGTGAACCTTACAGAAAACGGAGCTATATCAGAAGAAGAGGCCGAGGCACGAAAACGTGCTGCAAAACAAAGGACTGAAGAGAAAAATCAGGAGCTTGAAAAAAAGAAACAGGAACTTGCGAAGAAACAGGCTATATGGGATAAGGCTACAAGTATGGCACAGGCCGGTATTGCTACTGCACTTGCTATAACCCAAGCGCTCCCTAATTTATTCTTGGCGGCTATAGTGGGAGCGATGGGAGCTATACAAGTTGCAACGATAGCGGCAACTCCGATTCCTTCTTATGCTGAAGGTACTAAAGGCAATGGGCATCCCGGAGGAAAGGCTCTCGTTGGTGATGCAGGAAAGCGCGAAGCTGTTTTGTATAACGGTATGGCTTGGATCACTCCGGATACTCCTATGATTGTAGATTTACCATACGGTGCCCAGGTTCTTCCGGATGTAGAGCAAATGGGAGGATTACCTGATTGGAGACCACTTAATGTCTTTCCGGGTTCTTTTGAAAACTCTCGACCTGTCAATCATACCACAGTTGTGAATAATAATTTCTCTAAATTGGAAAAACGGGTTGACAGGACGAATCAGTTACTGCAAGAAAGTATTAAGCAGCAACGGAAAATCGCTCTTGATGCTGAGTTTGAATTATATAAATTGAGGAAGTTATGAAAAGCAGGTTAAATCAGTTAACTCTTTCCGATTTCATAGAACTTCTATGTGGAAATCACTTGGTGCTTTGCGCACCTGGTGAAGTATTACCCAAAGAGCATCTAAATCAATGTGCGATAAAGTTAATAGGTGAATATCGGGCTATTGTTAATCCCGTTGCAACAAAAGCCATGTTGGTTGAATACGAAGATATTACAAAACAGAGAATAGATATTTTATTGCTTAGGATATGCCAGACTCTAATGTCCTTGCATGTTTATGATGATGTCCGTGAAATTCTTCAAATGATTGATTGTAATAGTCTGTCAATGACGGAAGAACAAGTTAAATCGAAAGTTGAAGAACTACTGCGGATGGCATTATTTGAGCAGAAACGTAATGATGAAATGCGGGAAGAGGAGATGTATTCCAATAAATTAACTCCTGATCAGATCCGTGCGTCATTTGATGCTGAAATAGCTTTTATGATGACTTTTTTTAAAATGCCGATCGATCATGCAACCAATGCAGCTATTTATGCTAACATCGTCCATCAGGTCGATGTAGATATTAAACATAAGTTGAGGAGCCGGTAGCGGTTCCTCTTTTTTTCTACTATTGTCGAATTTTTTTTGAAGTCGTTAGTAATCTCTTAATAATCACAAACGACTT